CCTGTACTAAAGCATCTGCGTCCCCTGACTCGTATGCTGCTTTGTACCGGTCTTTGGCTTCTTTGACCTCTTGTGCAACAACCCTCTTAGCCTGCTCCAGTAGAGCGCTTTGACTGGTGTGTACGTTATTTTTCAGTTTCTGATTTTCTTCATAAACTGCCTGAGCAATGCGAATTGCCTCCTCTTTCTCGCGTATCGCAGCCTCTTTCGCCCTGCGTTCGTCGTGATAACCCTTGGTAAATTCACGAAGTTTGTTGCGATCTTTTTGAGAATAAGCGGCTAATTCTTCATCTGTTGGCTCTTGCGGAGGAGTTTCCATGGGCGTTCTGCCCTTGTCCTCATCCGGTGTGTCATCGACGATCTCTATTTCCGGCTCTTCTTTGACCTCTTCAGGCTCAGGCTCTACGACCTTGCTGCCCAAACGGCTCTGTTTTGCCTCGATTTCATCGGGAAACTCAAATTCTGTTTTTTCCATTTCAGCCATGGTTTCTCCTTAGTAAGGACGTTGAATGCCGCGAGGATCTTGGACTACCGCTTCTACGCTGTCGTCGTTGATCAAACGCCACTCAGTACCATGAATCTTCATCCGTGTACCGCTGTTCGGGCGGGTAATGATGAAGTCTCCGACCTTGCATGACGCTCCTGACGGGAATCGTTTCTCGTCTTTAAACGCATCTGGGCCGATTTTTGCCACAAACAACACGGGAGAAAGAATCTCTTCGTGGTGCATCATGGTTGCGGATTTCAAGATTCCGCTATCACCCATCTCTTCTTCTGCTTTCGGAAGCATACAAAGGAGGTGATATGTCGAGGGATCGGGCACTTGCTTTGCCTTCTCCTCGTTGGATTTGTTGAGCACGCCCGACAAATCAACTGCACTGACATCGTATTCAGTCATCTTCATATCTTTCAAGTTTTCGAACAAGGTCAACAATTAAAGTCTGTGCGTACAGTAGACCCCGAATTTGGCCGCACATCTCTCGATAGGCTGGGTAGTCATTAGCTGCCCCGCCCCCAAGACTTTCGAGAAGGGTTTTCTCCTTCTCACGAAGATCAGATAAAAGATATTTGAAAGCCTGATCTCCATCCATGATTAACTACCTCGTTTAAACAGGTCAACTTGCACCTTTTGGTTGTTTTGCTTTTCTTGGGCTTGCATACGGGCCATGTCGAGTTGAGCCTGCGTGTCGATCCGCTTGTTCTCAAGTTCGAGTTTGGCTTTACCAAGTTCAATGTCGGCGGCAATCTTTTGCGCCTTAGTCTGCTCTGCCTGACCCTTAAGCTGGAGTTCAGCTTGTTGCATCTGGACGAGCGGATCTTGTGCTTGCTGCTGGGCCTGCTGTTGTTGCTGGTTAGCTTGGTTAAGCTGAAGCAACTGGGCGGAGCCTTGAGCAACCAGACGGGACAACTGGACTTCGATGTCTTCTGGCAGTTTGGAATCTGGAGCGGGCAGAGGAACTCCAACTTGCTCCTCGACCTTCTTGCGGTACAAGAATGCCAAGTGCTCTGCAATGTGAGCCATGGTTGCGGCTTGGATCTTCTGAGCCATTGGGTTCTGGCCGATCTGGGCTGCAATCATTGGATCCTGCATGAACGCAGTGTGCGCTGCAATATGAGCTTCCTGATCCTGATAGATGAATGCTTTGGTAGGCTTTCCGTTCAGGAAGGCCATGTTCTCGCTGATCGGATCTTTAGGCGTTTGATCATCTGCGCCGGGGATCAGTTTCTCTGCGTTCTTGACACCTAGAACCTCAATCATCTGTCGGTGCAGCAAAGGCAGGTCATAGATCTGTGGAGCACCCTGAGCCAACTGGATCACAGCCTGATACTGCATGATCCTTTGAGCCATCGTGGAACTGTTGGGATCTGATACAGGAATGACCTCAACCATGTCGTAGTCAGACTGCTTGACCTGTTTGTCATTACCCTGTGGGTCGTACTCATACTCGGCAGGAGAGTAGTCCCGAATGATTCCTTTGAGCAGTTTAAACTCTTGCTTCATTGAATAATGAACACGGGCTTGGACTGCTCCCATGGTCTTCAATGTTCTTTCAAGTAACGCTAAAGTTGTACCGACGGGAGCGTTGGCGCTCATGTCAGAGATCTTCATGTCTGAGATAGAACCCAGACGGCGGCCTTCTTCTGTGATTCTGTCAAGTAGAGTTAACAAAGTGCCGCTTGGCTCTTTGTAAGGCAGCATCATGATGTTGTCTTTGATGACACCGCTTGGGACATCCACGTCCCTGAACTCACCGGGCTGGATGGGAGTGTCGTCGCCTTTGATACGAGCACCACGGGCTTTCAAACCGCCGGGCAAGTTAGCTAACGTACCTGCGTCCACCAGTTGACGGATCAAGGATGTGCCTGCACGGGCGTATCCACCGATGATGTGGATCAGGCCCATTCCGTAGAAGCCAAAGCCGGGGATGTAGCAGTAGTCTACAAAGTGCTGGCGCTTGGTCTTCTTGGCATCGTCTTCTAGGTAGTTACGACGAATAGCAAGGATTTTGTTAGTTCCACGATCAATTGTGATGACATAAGGCAGGCCAATGCCTGTCTCTTCACCCTCAGAATCTGTATCTTCAAAGCCTTCTAAGTCCCAATATGCGTGGACTTCCAAAAGCTGATAGCGGTCGTCGTCTGTGGCTTTGTAACCTTGTTGGTCAGCTTTCTTCTTCTCAATGTCTGAGAGATGCTGGACAGGCTCACCTAGGTCTATATCCCGATAGAACCCGCTGACTTGCAAGCGACGCATTTCATTCTTGGTCTTACGCATTACATGCGTCACCCGTTCTGCGTTCTGGAGATTAGAAGCACCGTACGGGACAATCATGTCTTCAGCAGGAATAAACACTGCGACCTGACGCTCCATGGCTGGATCGTAGTAGACCTTCTTGAATGCTGCACCGGACAGACCTAAGGAGTAGAGCATCCGTTCGTGTTCTGGACGGTACTCAGGCATCTCCTCTGTAAGCTTAAAGTTCATATCAGCCTGCACACGCTCGGCTGCTTCTTCTTTCAAGCGGTCAATTGCACCGATGATCTCTGTCTTCACAGGGCCAGCGGCGGGGAAGGTTTCCATGATGGATTCGGATTGGAACCTGATCGCAGCTTCCGTCAAGACTGTAGAGTAAACACCGCAGGCTCCATTCCATGGTTCGGTACGTTCTTCGTAGTTAACTCCTAGGACTTCCAAGCCCTTAACAAAGCTTTCTGCCCAGTCTTTTCTAGAAGCTATGTCGGCTTCTACCAGTTCTACAAGCTCAGAGGCAATCTTGCCTAGCGCACCGTCGTCAAGGATTTCTGCGAGGTTGTCATCAAAATCACTGTCGTATTCTGATTCCGGTTCTAGAATAATCTCAACGCTTTCCTCTTCCACGATTAGGGGATCGTCTAATTCAACGTCCACGCCAATGTCTTGAAGCAGGTCTGAAAGACCCATAGGTGCTTGGCTAATTGCTTTGTCGATACTCATGTGAGTCCTTAATAATATTCCATGCGTCTGCGATATACAGGCTCATCTGGCTCATCTGAATCGATGGAAATGAACCCGCCTTGACGGAATCTCATCAGAGCTTGGCTTGAAGAGTCAACAAGGTCGTCATGATCGCCGTTGGGGAAGGAAGCCAGTTCATCCATCACTTCTTCAGCCCAACGAGTCTCTGGACACCAGACAACACCTGAAGCAAACAGATCGGAGATTGCGTTTACACGCGAGATCTTATCGTTTCCTTTGCCCGGTGTAAACTCAGATAGAGGGATTCCCATCTTTCGCATCTCATAGATGAGCGGAGCACCTGCGGCACGCTTCTCCACGATTAAAGTATCTGGCTCCCACTCCTTCCACAGTTCCAAAGCCATCTTCTTAAGCTCTGGAAACTCCATACGTTGTTTAAACGCATCCAGAAGGATGATGTTGGGCCTCATATCGCCTTGTTTGTTCGGGTGTTGGAAGACACCCCATGTAGTGCAGGCTGAATAGTCGGCGCGGTTGTTCTTTTCAAAGGCCGTATCCCAAGATTGGATGATGTATTCACACTGCGGGGGTGTATCTTTCTCCCATATAGACCATTGTTCCCGCTTAATGATCGCGCCTTCTTCGGATGTGGGGTTCTGTTGGTACTGAGCCTCCCATTTAGCGACTGGAAGCTCTGCTTTTAGGGCTTCTAACGCTGTTTTTGACCAAAAAGCGGGCCATAAAGGCGTTCCAGAGGGCATGATTGCCGGAAAATCGATGATTTCCCACTGATCTACGCCATCTTTTCCTGCGTTTTTGAGAATTTGACCTGTTAAGTCACGTTTCGACCAGCGAGTCATCACAATAATGATGGCTCCGCCCGGCTGTAAACGCTGGCGCGGGCCAGATGTAAACCACTCATAGACATTATCAAACACCGCAGGGTTGCCTTGCTTGGCTTCCTGCTCTGAATGAGGGTCGTCAATGATTAAGAGATCAGCGCCCTTACCTGTAACAGCGCCGCCAACACCGATAGCGAAGTAATCGCCACCCATATGAGTGTTCCAGCGACCTGCGGCCTTTGAATCACTTGATAACTTTGTATCAAATACCTTTTGATAGTTCTCTGAAGAGACAAGATTACGAACCTTTCGTCCAAAACCTGTTGCAAGTTCTGCGGTGTGTGCAGTCTGAATGATCTTTTTCTCAGGAAACTTACCCAAGAACCAGCTTGGCAGAAGATACGAGGCAAACTCAGACTTAGTGTGCCGGGGCGGCATGTTGATGATCAACCTCTTAAGGTCGCCCCTAGCGACCCTTTCAAAGGCATCGGCCATGATTGCATGATGTTTACCAGAGATGAAGATAGGCCACATCTGCTGGACAAAGAACAGGTAAGACTCCCGGCAGCGCTCCACACGATCAAACTCCAAGAGCTTCTGAACCTTGGCTCTTTCTGCGGGGGGAGCAGTGTCTGCAAACGTTAAATAGGCTTCAATCTCTTTGCGGGTCAGTAGGCTCATAACGCAGCCATTTCTTTAACAGACTTATCCACAAGCTTAATGGAATGAAACTTATAAGGCCGGACAGTCAAATGGCCATCCTCCTTAAGTCTATGGACGATCCTATGCACATTTGATTTAGAACTCAATCCAATTCCTTTGGCTATGACTTCATAGGACGGCGGTACACCGTGCAACCTTATATAGGCACGTATGAACTCTAAAACTAATTGGCGATGCTTGGTCATGTTTAAACGGCTGGAGACTACTGGACGACAAGAGCCAGCATTAAGACGCAAAGTCCCCATGCGTTTACACATGTGATGAGTTTAAACGATAATGAGAACGTTCGCAAGTCGCTTCGCAAAAATATATATAGGGTGGGGGGTTTGGAATTGGATTGGATAGGGGGGGTGTTTCTATGGCTAATGTGTGGAAGAGTGGATTAGAGCGTAATAGACGGGCGGGTGGTCAGCGGCCACAGCGGGGGGTACGGGTGCGGTGGGTGACGCACATGCACGCACATCGACATGGTGGGGCATCATCACGTCAGCTTCTGTTTAAACGCGGTGGCTTGCACGTCTTGCACCGATGACCGATCCCCCTTGAGTAGACGCAAGTGGCTTGCAAGTTCACGCTTCAACTGGTCAGCAGTCACAGGCGCTTTGTCTTGGACATCGCTAGGTGTAAACAGGCCACAGGCTTTGCCCATCAGTTCCAGTGCTTTTAGTTGTGTGCTTGGTTGAGCGTCTTTACTGAGTGCCAACAGTCCCTTGAGCACATACCTTTTAGATGCGGCCATATCGTCAACAAGGTGTTCTATGGTTTCGCCCCAAGCTTCCTTGAGCAGTGCTTGAACCCTTGGATCACGCATTAGCTTGTTGGCATTTGCGCTGATGCTTGCATCGCTTCCAGTGGAGTTTTTGAAGCCCTCTCTGTAGCTTTGCCTGAGGCTTTGCCCTCTGATAACCCCTTGAACGAATGCAAGGGCTGAGGGTGACAAGGGTAGGCTTCTCTTATGCTCTCCCGCTACTGGTAGACCATCCTTTCGCTTCCTAGGCTTAGGTGCTTGTCTTACTAGGGCATCAGCCAACTGTTCCGCTTCGCTCATGGGATCTGCGCTCTGATCCTCCCATTGCCCCTCGGCCTCAGCCAAGGCCTCTAGATACTCAGCCTTTGTCGTTTTACTCATGATCACCGCCTCCATTTTGTGACTGATCAGTTCAATAAATGCTCACTTAGTCCACGTTGTGCACTGTTCGTATTATGCAACAAGTTATCCACAAAGTT